GAACGAACAATCTATGGATTATCCAAAAAGCGTCCCCAGCGTCGGCCTGGTCGATGGCCGCTTCGTCGATGAAAACCCGGTGGCGGGTACGCCGGGATCGTTGATTCCGGCGGTGTGGGGCAACAGTGTGACTCAGGAGATTCTGAGTGTGATTACTGGTGGTGGGTTGGTGGCTTCCGAGGCGGATACCGGGCAGTTGTTAAAGGCGATTCAGTCGATTGTTGGCAGCGCTAGTCCGATGCGTTCGGTGATTACTCGGGTTGCAGCTTCCAAGTCACTGGCTGAGCAGGAACTCGGTCTCGTTTTGATCGATGGCAGTCCCGCTCCCGTGACCCTGACTTTACCTCCGGCGGATCTTGCTCTGGGTGTACGCGATGTGATTCTTCGTCGTGTCGACAACAGCGGCAATCGCCTCGTTGTTCAAGCATCCGGCACCGACAGGATTCGCTTTCACACCTACCTGTCGGCCAGCGGTTATCCGTTTCTGGTGTTGATGGGTGGAGGTGACTGGTGGCATCTGCGCAGTGACGGAGCCGGGAGCTGGTGGCCGATAGGACGCTTCGACAATAACGCCTTGGGCCGCCCGTTGTTCGAGACCACCACAACGCTTAACCCGGGTGGTTATGGCGTTCCCAACGGTGATCTGTTCAAGCGGGTCGAATGGCCGTGGCTGTGGGATTTTGCTCAGGCGTCCGGGGCACTGACGACCGAAGCTGCCCGTGCAGGCCGAGAAGGTGGCTGGACCAGTGGCGATGGAGCCTCGAACTTTCGAATTCCCGAGATTCGGGGCGAGTTTCTACGGGTACTCAGTGAAACCAGAAACGTTGATACCGGACGAGTAATGGGCAGTCTGCAAATGCATGCGTTGCAGAGCCACAACCATTATCTGCCGACTGGGACCGGGGCGACTTTCAAGCCTGCTCCAGCGATTCCAGATCCCGTCTGGGACGTTAACACCAACGTCAACTTTTCACCGACGACCGCAACCGTGGCAACGACCTATCCCAACCCTGCATTCGACTCTGATACCTACATCGGCAATATCGGCAATTTCGCCGCTGAAACCCGACCGCGAAACATCGCTTATCCCGCGCGAATCAAACTGATCTGAGGTGCACATGTTCAATTATTTGATAGATGACAGCGGTGCATTGACCGGGCCTGTCGAGTTTCCGCTGGTGCCCGGGATCGGTCTGCAACTGCCAAGCAATGCGGTGACGCTGAGCATCGAACTCTCCCCGGCGCCTGAGGGGTTTGCCTGGGCCTATGACAAGGGTTCGTTGCAACAGCAGATCGATTGTCGTGGCGATGTCTACCGCACTGACACAGGCATTCGGGAAACCTGGAACGCGCTTGGCGAATTGCCGGAGGGCTTCACCCGGTTGCCTTTTCCGGGTGGCTTTCACGTCTGGGTGGGCAACGCCTGGCAGGTTGATGAGGTTGCGCAACTGGCGGATCGCAAACGCATCGTCCTCGTTAAGCGCGACGCACTGCTACGCGACGCCGTGCTGCGCATCGCCCCCCTGCAGTACGCCGAAGATATCGGCGATGCCAGCCATGACGAACAACTGCTGCTGATCGAGTGGAAGCTCTACAGCGTCGAGCTGAACCGTATCGAAAAACAGGACGGTTTCCCCGATGAAATTACCTGGCCAGTCGCACCCGGCACGGCCATAGCCAACTGACTTCAGCACAGGGAACAGTGCAATGGACTATCCAAAAAGTATTTCCGGCGTGGGGCTGGTCAACGGCGGCTTCGTCGATGAAAACCCGGTGGCTGGCACACCGGGGTCGTTGATTCCCGCTGCGTGGGGCAACAGCGTCACGCAAGAAATTCTCAACGCAATCAAGGCCGCCGGATTGACCCCGGATGAAGCCAGAACCGATCAACTGGCCACAGCCATCGGTGCACTGGTCGACTTCAACAAACTGAAAAATACCCCAACCACGTTGGCCGGTTATGGCATCACCGATGCGGTGGGACGGTTGCTGGGAGTTCGACAGTTCGAGACGGTCGGGATCACGGTTTACAAGCCCAACCCAAGAGCCCGGCGCATTCGTGTGCGTCTGGTTGGAGCCGGTGGCTCGGGGGGAGGCTGTGCACCGGTGGCGGCGGGTTATCACAGCATCGGCGGTGGCGGTGGTGGTGGCGCCTATGGCGAGAGCTTGTATGACATGAGCGCGGAAATGATGGCCGGCGTGCCGGTTTCACTGGGAGCGGGTGGCGTCTCACGTAACGCGATGGGGCAGGCCGGTGGTGGTGCTTCTTTTGGCAGCTACATGAGCGCGGCGGGAGGCATGGGCGGGCAAATCCTGACCTTCCCCGTGACAGCCACGGCAGTCGGCTTCGTTCAGGGTGGCGCCGGAGGGCAAGCCGTCACGGGTGGCAACCTGGCTAACGCACGTGGAGTGGGCGGTGGTTACGCCATGTACAACGCCAATTGGGGCGTATTGGCCGGAGGTGGCGGGGCGAGCCCGTTTGATGGCGGTGGCCCGTTGATGGGCCTCAGTGGCCCCGGTACTTCAGGGAGCCGAGGCTCGGGTGGCAGCGGTTCTTGTTCGACCAGTGCGTCCGCCTCTGTCCTTAGCGGCGCCGGCGGCAATGCCTTTTGCGAAATCTGGGAGTACGAATAATGGCCGTTTATGCACGGATCGAAAACGGCGTGGTTGTCGAACGGATCGACACCGGTGACTACGCAATCAGCCAACTGTTTGCTCCATCTTTTGTTGAGTCGATGGTGCGAGTACCGGAGGGGCAGGAAGTAGAAATCGGCGGACCGATCAGCAAGTTGACAGTGGCTGTCGAACCACTGCCCGCGCAGCAAACTCCGGTGATCCTCCAGGAGCCGGTTGCTGTAGACCAAGCGCCTGCCGCAGCGGAACGCAGCTGGCGTCAGGCATCCCTTTCAGCGACCGAATGGCTGGTCACTCGCCATCGCGATGAGCAGGAACTGGGGCGCGGAACCTTACTCAAGGCTGCGCAATACCTGGAACTGCTTGAGTACCGGCAAGCGCTGCGCGACTGGCCTGATTCCAGCCATTTTCCGGGAGTGGTTTCCCGTCCGGCTGCGCCGGGATGGATGGTCAGCGTTTCTGGCTGAAACTGTAGTTAATGCTTTGAGAATGGAGAAGACTGATGGATTACCCAAAAAACATTCCCAGCGCCGGCCTGGTGAATGGCAGGTTTGTTGATGAAAACCCTCTTACCGGAACGCCAGGTTCGTTGATTCCGGCGAGTTGGGGCAATGCCGTTACGCAGGAAGTTCTGGAAGTCATCAAAGGCTCAGGAGCAGCCGCTGATGAAAGTGATAACACTCAACTTAAAGCGGCCATTGATACGCTTATAGCGAGGAAGCAAAGCGAGAGTCTTGCAAGTCAGGACGAAGCCGAATCCGGCGCCAGCACTACCCGGCTGATGACGCCGTTAAGAGTCTTTCAAGCCATTGCGAAAAAAGTGCAACAGGCCACAGAGTCCCTCGTAGGAACTGCAAAAATCGCCTCTCAGGCAGAGGTTAACGCCGGTGTCAGTGACACATCTATTGTGACCCCTAAAAAGCTCAGACTCGGGTTCATGGTTAGGTTAGGGCCATCAGGTTATGTTGTCTTTCCTTCGTGGATGGGTGGCGTCATTATCCAATGGATCAGTGGCAGTGCCAGCCAGGCAGGCAATAGTAATTATGGTGATGTAAACCCATGGCCATTGATGTTTCCCAACGCATTATTTCTCGCAGTTGCTACCCATGAGGGCACTTCATCGGCAACTTTACTGGTCTGGAACAACGCGACGATCAGTCGGCTGGCGGGCATCAATGTTCGCTGTCCTGATTATCCGACAGGCTCCATTGCTGCTCGCGTAATCGGTATAGGGTACTGAACATGTATTATTTTTCTCCGCAAACTTCTGGCTTTTATCATTCAGATCTACACGGTGCGAATATCCCCGCTGACGCGTTTGCGTTGAGCGAGGGCGAGTATTGCGCGCTGGTCTCTAATGCTCCCGCAGGGACAGTTCTTTCACTGAACGCTAAAGGGCGTCCAGAGCGGGTGGTATTGGCTGGACAAACCACCAATGCCACAGAAAAGTTCTGGCGCGACAAGGTTCTGGATCGTACTCAATGGCTGGTCCTTCGCGATGCCGAAGAACTGGAAATGGGCGAGGGCACAACCTTGCGTACCGAGGAGTTCAAAGAGCTCCTCGCCTACCGGCAGGCTCTGCGCGACTGGCCCAATCATCCGGACTTCCCCGATGCCCGTTCGCGCCCTGTCGAACCTGACTGGCTTGATGGTTTGCTACAGGTCAATGGCTGAGGAATCGACATGGACTATCCAAAAAGCGTTCCCAGCGTCGGGCTGGTGAATGGCAAATTCGTTAACGAAGACGTCGTCGCAGGATTGCCCGGATCCCTGATCCCGGCGACCTGGGGCAACAGCGTTACCGACGAGCTGTTGAACGTCGTCAAATCCGCCGGCCTTGAGCCGAGCGAAGCCGATGCAACCCAGTTGTTGCAAGCGGTGAAAAAACTCAGTCAGGCAGGTGAAGACAAACATGCCACTGACATCGGCGCGGCCAATCTCTACATGGCCAATTATGTGCCTGCCGTCACCGCATTGAAGGACGGCTTGGCGCTGCGCTTTACTGCCGGTAATGCCAATACCGGGGCGAGTACGTTTGCACCGAACGGCTTGATGCCCAAGCCGCTGGTCAGTCTTGCAGCGAGTGCGTTGCGCCCTGCCGAGATTGTCGGCGGTAGTGTGTGTTCGGTGGTGTACAGCGCAGCACTGGATAGTTGGGTGCTGGTGTATGCGAGTGGTGGCAATGCTGCAAGTGGCCGGCTCTTGGGGATCAGGACATTTACCGCGTCCGGCATCTATGTGCCAGCAGTGGGAATGAAGAACGTATGGGTCACCATCGTCGGCGGAGGTGGTGGCAGCTCGGGAATCGGTGCGACCAACTCTACCCAGGTTTCCCTTACAGGCGGTGGCGCTTCCGGTAGCTACGCACAAGCCTGGTTATCATCTGCCGCGATCGGGCAGAGCCAAATCATTACCGTGGGGGCTGGGGGCGCGGCGGGGGTTGTCGGCACAGGCGGAGGAAGTGGCGGTACAAGTTCGCTGGGTTCATTGGTTACGGCCACCGGTGGTGGCGGGTCTCCCTGGAATTCTCCGCTCACGCTTCCTGGATTCGGCTTGTATGTAGGTGGTTTTCCCAGCCAAACCTCAAGTGGCGGCAACATTGTCAATTCGGCAGGTGCGGCCGGCAATCCAGGGATGTGCCTCACCGGATCAACACTTGCCGGGCATGGCGCAAACTCACCGCTTGGCAGTGGTGGTTATGCGAGTAGCGTCGCATTGAGTGTGGCTGCCCCCGGTTCCGGTTATGGTTCAGGCGCGGGCGGGATCGCTAACACAACCAATCAGCCGGGTAGACCGGGCGCAGCAGGCGCTCCCGGTGCCGTGATCATCTACGAGTACGCCTGATGAAAACCTACGCACGCATCACCCAGAACACCGTGGTCGAACTCTTCTCCACAGACGGAAATATGGCCGAGATGTTTCATCCGGATCTGCTCTGGGTCGACATCACTGAAATCGCTCCGGCACCGCAAATCAACTGGACCGCCAACTTCGGCACCCTCGGTTGGGTCTTCGCAACCCCCGAAGAACTGACGCCGGACAGCACCCTGAAAACTCTGGCAAAAAAGTGGCTGACGGGCATTGGCCGCCAACCATGATTCAATCGGGGCAATATCCAGGGAGGATCAAGCATTATGCAAATAACTGAAAACAACCTTATCGACATCATGCCCAACGCCCGCAGCCAAGCGGGCGTTTTTGTTTCTGCGCTCAACAGCGCCATGGCGCGCCGTCATATCGATTCGCCGAAACGTATCGCGGCATTCCTTGCGCAAATCGGCCATGAGTCAGGGCAACTGCGCTATGTGCGGGAACTGGGCAACAACCAATACCTGAGCAAGTACGACACGGGTACGTTGGCCTTGCGTCTGGGCAACACGCCGGAGGCTGACGGCGACGGGCAAAAATACCGAGGGCGCGGGTTGATCCAGATTACTGGCCGTTCGAACTATCGCCAGTGCAGCCTCGGTCTGTTCGGCGATGAGCGTTTGCTGTCCCTGCCCGAACTGCTCGAACAGCCGCAATGGGCTGCCGAATCCGCGGCATGGTTCTGGGAACAGAAAGGTTTGAACGCACTGGCCGACCGCGACGAGTTCAACACCATCACCCGGCGCATCAACGGCGGGTTGAACGGGTTGCAGGATCGCCTGGAAATCTGGGCGCGGGCGAGGGCAGTGTTATGCCAATCCCCTGGCGAATGATCGGCATCCTGTTGCTGGGCGCTGGTGCTTTTGCTGCGGCGTGGCAGTTTCAGGAATGGCGCTACGGTCGGCAACTGGCCGAGCAGGCCCGGTTAAACGCCGAAACGCTTAATCAACTGACGCAGACCGCCGCCACCGCGCAACAGGCCGAGCAGGATAAACGCCTGGCGCTGGAGCAACGGCTCGCGGCCAGTGAACAAACCCA